AGCCCGGACGGCTTGGCAACGGCCAGTGTGGTCGCGGCGGACGTGTTCGCTGAGGCAACGCCTTCGCTGAGTTCAATCGTTGGCGACGGTGCCGACCCGACCGCCCAGACCAGATCAACCGATGGTGTGGTGTGGTCGGTGTAGAGCACCGGGATACCGGTCGGTGTGGCAACGGCGTAACAGGCCGGATCGTTGGCGAGTCCAAAGATGACATCCCACATCCCGGTCGGTGCCGAACGCGGGAGTCGCGAAATCATCCGACCGATCTGCGTGGATGTATCCCCGCCCGTTTCCGGACCAGATCGCGTGCCACCGATTCTGAAACGGGACGGACGTGCCGATAAGGATTCCGGGGTCCGTTGACGTGGTCGGGGACAGGTTGGTGGTGATCGACCACGACGGCGCGCTGCCCGATGTCGTGAAGAGAAAGTCTGCCTCGCCGCCGGAGTCCTTCTGGATGATCGAAATACGATGCGTGCCGCCGTCGTTGACGTACCCACCGAACGATGACAGCAACCGGGTAGTCGATACCGAACTGTCAAGGTCGCCAACCGTGCCGAGCGTGTTGCTGCTGTCAATCGACCGCTGCGTGAAGTCCGACGCCGTTTCCTCGTAGAAGAACACATGCGCCATGTCCGAGTTGTCGGTCATCACGATTGACAGCGGGATTGACGTGTTGCTGGTGTGAATGGCAACCTGGGCCGCCCACGATGATCCCTCGTAAATCCGGTGATACAGGTCGTTGTTACTGCTGTTCCGGTAGACGAGGATGACGTCGCCGTCAGAGCGGACTGCAAGCGCTATCCCGAAATCGCTGTGCGCGGTAGTGCTGGCGTCAGCAGACCCAATGTCCGTCGATTCCCAGGTATCCGTGCTGGTATCGAATCGACGCACCCGGACGGTGTTGGTCGCGGTGCGATACGCGACGTAGATGTACCCGTTCGATGTGTAGGGCACGTTGGCATCGTAGGAGTGGGCTGCGTTGGAATGACTGAGACTGTCGCTGCTGTCCTGCTCGGTCCACGTCACGCCGCCATCGGTGGACTTGTGGACTTCGATCAGCGACGCGGACGTGTTCAGGACAACGGCATACAGATTGTCCCCAACGGAAAACAGACTTCGGGCAACCCACCCCGAAGTCGTTCCGTTGATGTATCCGGTTCTGGCGTTGGAAATCGCCACGGGCTACCTCACAGTCGAGTTAGCCCTAGTAATCGAACGTGAACGTCGGCGCGGGGAACGTGATCGCCAGCGTGCCTGCCGTCGGTGCCAGCGCCGTGTCGAACGTCACGTACCCGACCAGGTAACTGGTTGAGTCCGTACCCGAATCGAGATAGACGACGGCGTGCTTGCCGTCGGTGAGCGTGACGGTGTTGACGGAGATGTCGCTGATCTCGACCTCGATCTGATCACCCGCGCCGTCGGACGTCACCGTGAACGTGACCGTCTGGCCGTCCGCTGCCCAGTTGGTGCCGGTGCGCTCGTTGGCGCGCGGCCCGTCGTCGATGAACTCGTCAGCGTCAACGTCCGGCGTGTACGCGGTCGCGCAGAGCATCGTGCGATACGTGCCTGAGTCGAGTTGGAGATTGCCGTTCAGGATGTTCTGAACGAACTTGCCGTAGACCTGAAATGTTCCTGTTGCCATTGGGGTGCCTTTCTATGGGCGGTTACGCATCGCTCGTGCGATTGGTGACGCCGTCGATGGCGACCACGGGATCGTCGAGGTAGAGGAATGTGGTGACGCCGGTTTCTTCGTCGGTGATCTCAACGTCGCTGATGTATTCGACTCCGACGTCAAGGGCAAGCGTTTCAGCGCTTGTCAGTATTTCGAAGAGAATCCCGTCGCCGGGGTCACCACCATTGAGGTCCAATCCGTCTGCATCGGTAACGTCACCCTCCGAATCAATGGTTATGAAGTGTTTGATCACCGCCGTCGCATCAGTAGTGTCGGTGTTTGGGTCGGTGACTTCCGTCTTGTAGGTGGTCCTAACCGTCGTGCCATTCAGGCTCTTGGGTCCTCCACCGGACGCGGCAAAGGTCAGTCGGTAAAAATCTGGATAATCGTCGCCGCGTATGATCGTTCGGGTTGCCACGTTACTCGCCTACCTCTCTGGTCAGGGTGATGCCGGTCAATGGTTCGCGGGTCAGGTCAAGGGTGTTGGTGATCGCCTCCCGCTCGACGGTCACGCTGTCGTCAATTGCGTTGCGGTTGATCTGGATGGACGGCTCTACGGCCTCGCGCGTCAGGTTCATCTACTTGCCGAGCGCATTCTGTGCCCACGAGAGCACCGCGATCAGACCGGAGAGTAACGCGGCCTTGCCGAGTGTTTCCGCGTTGTCTGTGTTGAAGATGACTGCGTTGCCGTCCGCTGTTGTGAATTGGCCGGTTGCAATCAGGGCGAGCGTCGTGCCGACGATTGCCTGAATGAATGTCCGACCTGCGCGATAGGTTGCTTCCCGCCAGTTGCTTTTGTTCATGCTGCACCCAATTCTTTGATCGGACCGCTGCCGGTCTTCCAATATGTCTTGCCGTTGCTGAACCGGAAATACTGCCGGTCATCAAAGTGCCGAACCTCCACGAGTTGCGGGTATTGCCCGGACTCGTTGCCGTCAGCCAGCCATTTCCTGCTGACCGGACCGACCTCGTTGTAGGCGTAGTTCTTGCCGTCATCACCGACGACACGCCCAAACAGCATCCGGGCGATTCCGTAATCCATCCCATCGGGATATGTGTCTGGCACGTTGCCACCTCCAAACCCGGCGAGTACCCGGATCGCGTCCCGCATCGGCCCGTTGCCATTGCGGTCGATATTGCCTTCGTCGAGGAGTTCTCTTGGGCATCTCTTGTTGTCGTCACTTGCCTTCTGGTGCGGGAAGTAGCGATCAGCACTAAACCGCTCTGGTCCACCGGTGCCGTAGTCCCAGCGGGGATCACCAATCAGAATTGATGCCCATGTGGCACAGGCAACTTGCTTGGCACGGAGCCAGAGCGCGGGGTATTCCGTCTTGTTGACGCAGAGTTCCATCGCGATGGATCCCCACGCGCCCCAATCTGTCCAGTAGTTGTCAGCACCGTCGCCTGCGTGAAAGCCAACCTCGTCAAATGGGAGCATTTGGTAGACCGTCAGGTTCTCGTCAACCGTCAGGTGATAGGACACCCCATCGGCACCACCGCCATTGACGACATAGTTGGCATGCATGAGAGCGCCAGCCGCATCATTGGGGTTGCCTGTACCGTGCTGAAGCAATGCCCATTGCAGACCCGGATTGAGCTTCCACCCAGGTCGATTTCGGTTCGACCACGGAGCCATGTGACGGACGATGTTCAACTGGTCGGGTCGAATCTGTGTCAGTTCTGAAACAGTGTTGGCCACCTATCCCACCTGCCCTCTCATGTAGCGGCTTCGCTCGTTCGCGAGAAACCGCAGCGCGTACTCGAAGTCGTCGCCGCGAAACGGGATCACTTTGCGCTGGTCAGGCAGAAACACCGTGACCGGGATCCCCCACTCCGGCTTGTAGCCCTGATCCTGGCTGTAGCTATCGTGAGTTTTGTAGGTTCCCGACCGCAGGTAGACGCAACTGCCACCCTTCCGCGTCTGCTTGTGCATATCGTTGAAGTGGAAATGGCCTAAACAGATCACGTCCGCGTTTTGCCACTCTGGCCAATCGCCGAACATGACCCGCTGCGCATTGGTCGTGTTGAGCCGCGAGTTGCCCCGGTAGGTGTGCTTGACGGCGATCACGTATTCGATCTGCCCGACCGTCAGGAATACCGTGCCGCCCGCTTCCCGGAAATACGGGACGTCAAGACGGCGGGCAATGGTGGCCGTGTGGTTCGTCGCGCCCATCTTCATCAGCATGGCGTCGTGGTTGCCGTCGAGAACCGCCAGCCACTTGTCCCGGCACGTCTCCATGAGCGTCACGGCCATGTCGTCCTGGAGGTCGCGGTCCCCGACCGACCCGACGCCCATCAGCGACCCGATCCACTTCGCGTCCTTGGTCGTGCCCTCAACGATGTCGCCCATGTGGATCACGTCCAGCCCATCGGCGTCGCGGATCATCGCCATATGCGTGTCGATCAGGTCCGTATCGACGAACGCTGCGCCCACGTGCCAGTCGCCCGAGAAGGCCACCGCGCGCGGCAGCATGGCGTCGTAGACCTTCCGTACCTGGGATTCGGTCGGCGACAGCGTGTGGGCAATCTCGGACATGCGGTGCGCGTTGCGGAAGATCGCGCGCATCAGTTCCGGCGTCGCGCCCACGTCACCAATCCGGGCAATCAGGTCCGCGATGTCGTCCGGCAGATCGGGCTCAACCGGCGTCTCGGCCGCGGTCGTGAACGTCTTTGATCGCCGTTCCATTTCGATCTCGCCGGACGTCGGGAGGTTGTCGTGCGCGCGCCGGTTGGATATGGACGCCTTGCCCCGATCCGGATACCGGGCCATGACCTCGTCGTCTGTCGGCAGCGATCCCGTCTCCGGGTCGACCGTGTTCAGGAACGCGATCTCTTCCGCCGTCCAGCGGGTGTACGAGCGGCGATTGCCTTTGGGCATCAGGCGACCCGTCCGTTCCGCAAACCGCCGTCCCGCTTCCGTATCCCCGCCAGATCGTCAACCAATCCCACGACCGGAATGCCGAGCGCTTTTGCGTGACTCATCTCGATATCCGCGCCGGGCGATTGGGCGTAGCAGAGCACGACGTCGCACGTCGCCAGTTCGGACAGGCACCAGGCAATCCAGTAGTCGTAGCCGAGTTCAGCGCCGTGATACCGCTCGTGCGCGTAATCGACGTGATAGCCGACACAGTGCGGAACGACGGGGAAATGTCCCGCGCGCGCAACGTCCGCGCCGTTCCGGATAGCAATGGCGATGTTGCGCTCAATCTCTTTCTGCGTTGGGGCCGAATAGGGGCCGGAGACGAAAACTCTCAGGGATTCACTCACTAGAAGAACCACTCCCGTATGCGGTTGATCAGGACAAGCGCGCCGCCGGAACCGGCCAGCGATAGCAGGGCGGCTACCCGTTTTGGGCCGAGCGCCCACTTTCCAGCGGCCAGCACCTTCGCGCCGGTCTGGATGTTTGCGATGTCGGCGTCGGTCAGGCGTTGCGCGGGGGACGATTCGAGGGTGCCGATCCGTTCGCCCATACGCTGAAACCCGTGATCGATCTTCGCGCTCAGGGCAGACATGTCCTCGCGAATCTGGTTCTGCGCGTCCATGACCGCACTCACTATTCGTTGTTCCTGGGTTCCGGTCATGCGCGATTCCTTCTTCGCTGCCCGCCGTCTCTGTCCCCATACGGGGATAGAGTAGCACGGGGTATCATCAATACCCTCTGATGGTGTATGTCCACTGGTAGGTCGTCCCCGTCACCAGCGCGGTCGTGGCTCGTGCCAGCGTGAATCCTGTTGCCGTTCGGCTGGTTGCCCGCAGGATCGGAGCCGAGAGCGCGGCAGCGGCTGACGATAGTGGCGTCAGTTGCACGGCATAGTTCCCGCTTGATCTGGCCACCACAAACGTCACCGCCGCCTGATCACCCGCCGCGATACTGCTGCCACCCGGTACAAACTCAATCATGCCGTCCGAGTCGTGCCCGGTGATCGTGGCCGTGCCGGTCGTGCCGAGATTCGCGTTGGCGACAATCGTGGGTGTCAGACCGTGATCGTTGACGCTGGGCGCAATCCCGACGCTGGTCTGGTCATCGATCAATCCGAGTTCAACCAGACGCCGGGTCAATTCCGATCCCGCTTCCGACCCTTGCCACGATCCCGTCACGGTCGGCTTGCGACGCCGGTTCTCGTAGCGCAGAACCTCGTCGGCAAACCGGCGCTGGTCCGCTGCGGTGGTTCCGCCCATCTCGCCCAGAATGAATTCGTTGTGGATCATGGATGGGCCGATGATGCGATTCCGGGTCATGGTTACACCACCATCCCGGTACACGTCAGCACGCCGGTACTGGCCCGCCACGACTGGACCATGACCCTGACCGCGTAGGTGACGTTCATCCGCGACAGGACCGCTGTGACGGTGTCGCCGGGACCGAACAGGCTGAACACATTATCGACGTCGACGACCTGCATGGTGATGGTCCTGCCGCGTCGTGACCGTCGCTGCAAATCTGCCCGCGCAATCGCCTGCACGTTCGCGCGGGTGACGGCTCCGGTGTAGCTGACCGATTCCTCCATGCGTCCGTACTGCTCGATGGACTCCGGGCGGGTCACCCAGAACGACCGCGCCGCCTGGTAGCGATCATCGTCCGGGCGGGCGTGCAACGCATTGACCAGACCGTCCAGTGTGAACAGTGGCGTGTAGTCGGCCAGGTGGACGCCGTCGACCAGTTGCACTTCGTGCCGCCGGTCAACGCCAATCCGGACCCGCCACTTGAGTCGCTGGTCTGTCGGGTCGAGATACCATTCCTGATTGCTGCGGGTCTGGATCGCCCGGACGATCGATTCCAGCGATTGCCCGCGCAGCTCGAAGGTAATCGGATCGCCAACCTCATCCGCGTCCACACCCTTGATTGGCAGTGGTTCTTCCCGCGCGACCGCCTTGAAGGTCTGTTTGATGAGCGCTCCCGGTGGTCCGGACAGCAGCCGGTTCAGTTTCGGCGCGACCCGGTACTTCGCGTTCCAGAGAAACCCGTTGGCGGTGCAGTCAATCACGTCCGAATCGGGATCCGGTCGTGCCGCGATAATCCGCCCGATCCACGGTCCGAGTGTTGGATGTGTCCACCGGACCTGCTTGCCGCGCAACCGATCGAACTGGCCAACGTACCCGACCACGTCCGCCGACGCCAGATCGAACGAGAGTTGCCCGAGCGCGTTGACGCCCCGGCTCATCTCGAAGTCTGCGGTCGCAAACGGGCGCGGATTGTACCAACCCTCATTCGCGAGAATGACGTCGGTGATACCGGGCCCGTTGTTCAGGTCGGGATAGCGGAATCCACTCACTGGAGATATGCCTCGACGTACTCGACCCGGAACGGGCCGATGTCGTGATCGGTCTGGAAGAACAGCGTCGGGGCTGCCGGGTCGACCGCCGTGAAGTTGATGTTGCCGGTTGTGGTGCCGGACGGGATGTTGGCCCGGATCAACGGGGACCATGCCAACGCTCCGGCGGGTGCCTCTGCCGCAAACCCTTCGGTGAGCCACAGGTTGGTCACGTAGGTCGCGTCAGACTGCAGTTCCGTGCTGACGGTCGACCCGCCGGTCAGGGCGTCATAGAACCGGATACCGAGCAACGGCTTGATTCCCGCCGCCGATGTTCGCACCATCGCCGCAAACTGCGCCAACTCGCCGGGTTCAATCGGGAACCGGTCATCGCAAACCGCCGTCGCGTAGGTTGGTCCGCCAGAGTTGGTCGTGATGGTGATCTGGAAACTGGTCGCGTAGGCGTTGCCGTCGTGATCATTGCCAGCGTACCGACTTGTTGATCGGGTGAACGAATAGCCGACCTCCGGCTGGTTGCTGGACGTCCAGTTCGTGATGCCGGTAGCTGCCGCCGGGTTGCTGACGACCAGGTCGAGATTCGGCGGGATCGGCATACCGTCCGCACTCGCCCGCTCAAGTCCTGTCTCATCCGTTGCCAGCCACTCGACACGCGGCGGGGTGTAGCGTTCAACAACACTCCCGCCTGCCGTGACCAGTGCGTCATACTGGATTGCTTGTCGGGTCGTGGAATCCGCCCGGACGTTGTAAGTGCTGGAATCCTTGACCAGCACGAACGATTCCGGGTCCTTCCCAATCTCAAGCGACCCGCGCCGGTGTCCACTCAGCACCGTTGACGATCCCTTGCCACCGCCCATCCAGAACCGGACGGACAGGTCCGTGCAGAACTCTTCGGTGCCGAGCGCGCTCACATCGAAGTCAGCATTGTCCCAGGTCAGCGTGCAGCGGGAACCGTCATAGAGTCGCGCGAAGATGTCCGACCCGACGATCTCGTACGACAGGTTCTCCGGACTGCTGGCAGGCATCGTGGCGACGGTCAGGGTCGTGGCGGTGTTGCTGCTGATCGCGTACATGCGCCCCGCCCGTGCGCCGTTCGTGATCCGGGCGAAATACCCGGCCCACTGGTTCGTGCGCCACGCCTTGGTGCTGTCGACAATCGTGGTGGTCGATCCGGTTGCGCTGGACGTGCCGGAGTCCCGCCGCCACTTCTGGCTGATCTCTTCCCCCTCATACGGAATCAGGCCGTGGTAGATCGCCTGGGTGCCTGACGCAATGGACAGGTTCGGTGTCCACGATGACGACGCGGATACGGTGTCTTTCTCTTCCAGGGTCTGCCAGGTATTTCCGCCCGGTGGTCGACAGGCTACGACGCCCTTTGCCATGCCGTTCGGGTTTTCCAGCGTGCCCGACCAGTCGTACCCGGTGATCGGGAACGGAAGGCTGATCGACATGCCGTCGGCTGCCCCATCTTCCGGGATGACGACGTTGCCGTTCTCGTAGGTGCGATGCACGTTCAGGATCGCGTACGGGTCGGCGTCGCCGCTGTTCGTGATGCGGGTGTAGCCGGGATTGCCATGCCGGTCGCGCCCGTCGTACCAGAGATCGGGACGCCACGATCCCGGCACCTCGTAATCGACAATCGACGGGTATCCCTCGCCGGAGTTGATGTACCAGCGGCCACGTGCCGTGTCGGTGCCGCGCTCGTAGTCGTTCTGGGTCTTGTAGAGCCAGACGCCGTTGCGTGACGTGATGATCACCCAATCGTCTGTCGTGGCGGGCGTGTTGGAGAGGGCGCTGCTCAACGTCAACGTCATCTGCGACAGCCCACCATTGTAGGTGCTGGCGGTGATGCGCCGCGACGATCCCGCATTGGCGCCGGTCGTGAAGACAATGATCGCGTCAACCCAGGTATTGGTGACGGCTGAAACGCCGCTGCCCGGACCCTGAAGCACTATGCTGGTCGTGGTGCTGGCAGCGGTCACCGATCCACCGTACCCGCCGTCCATCCGGAACGCCGGGATATAGGGATAGGTCAGCGTCAGCGGTGACCCTGCCGACGCATTCCCGTACACCACCCAATAGTTGACCGATTCCCCCGGCGGGATGCTGGCCACGTAGACATACATCCATGAGCCGGTGTGATTCCAGGCAACCAGATCGCGCGGGACCTCGTTGCCGTCCGGGCCGATCACCCGAAGATCGTTGCCACTGGACAGGGCCTTGCTGTTGGTCACAAGGTCTGCGGTATCACCCAACTCAACCAGCGCGACGAAGTTGTCGACTGTGTAGTCGCCTTCGTTCTCGATGGTCAGCCGCCGTCGATACCGCCACCCGCCTGAACCGCTGTACACGCCGCCGGTAAACACCGTGACGATAGGTTGCGCGGTGGCAAAGCCCTGATTCGGCAGCGCGATCGCGGGATTGTTTGGGCCAGGGATGATGCCAGACGTGTCGGTGCCGAGGCGTGTATCTGCAAATACGTTCACGGTCCGGGCTGTCGTCTTGTACCATCGGGGATCCGCTGAAATGAACCGGATGACCGCCGTGTTGATTGAGCCGTCCACGTCCCAGCCAGACGGTTCGGTAACGCGCGCGTAGCGGTAGACCTGGGTGCCGTCCGGGCGCTGGGCAATCAACTTGCGGCGGTTGCTCTGGTCGTCCGGATTCAGACGCCCGATCAACTTGTCGAACACATCCCAGAAATCCGGGTCGTTCGCGGGTGCCTCTGTCAGCACGAACGTGACGTCGATATAGCGGGGCGTTGGTGCACCCGTGCCAAGCACCATCGGAGCCGCACCACGGTTGACCGTGGAGACCGAGATGCTCCACCGGTTAGACGTGGATGTCTCAATCCCGCCGGTCATGCCGGTAATCTCGTCGAACCAGAAGCCGTCGTAGGCGAGAACGTCCATCTAGTTGACCCCCTGCATGATCAGGTTGCCGAGCGCCTGGTTGTGCATGTCGGGCGTGGGCGGTACCAGCGTGAGTCCGCCGGAGAAATGGAAGGTGTTGCCGCCACCCTGTCCGCCGGACGTGGCCCGCGTTGCGGCGGCGGTCTGGACGTTGGTGCCGTTCGGTATCAGGTAGTTGCCGTCGAATGGTGCTATCGCGGTCCCGCCGTTGGCAAACCTCAGACGCTCCGGTCCGAGTTCGGCCAGTCGCACGTTGACCATGCCTCCGGTCGCATACTCAGGCTGCACGAATCCTGTCTGGACGCCGTTGATGTAGACCGTGGCGCTACTGCCGTCCAGCGCGGCCATCTGCGCCGCGAGGGTGCCGAGTAGACCGGATGCTTCACTGGCGGTGCTGTAGTTGATCTGAATGTCGTAAATCTGGGCAAGCAGGTCGGCGAGATTGTTGATCGCGTCCGTCAGGTCGGCGGTGGCATCGTTCGCCCCACCGAGCGCGTCGTAGTTGATCTTTATCTCGCCATCGGTCGACGTGATCAGCCCGAGGTCCTCCAACACCGACGCCAGTACCGGATCGGCCGCGGCGGCGTTGGTGATCAGATCGTCAAAGGACCGCTTCTGGGCATCGGTCATGGTGTCGTAACTGGCTGCCATGTTGACGATGTCGGTGGCGCGTTTGGCGTAATCGGTATCTGCCCACGCGAGCGCAACCTGCTGTTCCTGCGCGGTCAGCAGCGATAGACCGTCGAGGTAATCCGCCGTGGCGTCAGTCTGTTCGGCGATGAGCGGTGCCTGTTTCGCCTGGATAACCTGCGACGCCTCGAGCGCCCGGTTGTAATCCTCGGTAATGTCAATCTGGGCCTGCTGGGCAGCGTTGTATTCCTCAATGCTGATCTTGCCCGCACGCAGCAAATCATCGACTGCGGCATACGTTCCGACCGGAGCGATCAATTCATCAGCCCACTTGCGGGCCGTGTCGATTGATCCCACCATCGCGTTCGTATTGCCCACAATGGCGCGGTAGACGCGATCAAGGGTGTCCGCCGGCGTGGTGTCCCGTAGTGACTCACCGAGCGCTTCGATCTGCTCACGCAGCCAGCCCATGTCCTGACCGGCCTGAACCGTTGCGCCGGACGCCTCACCCAACCCGACGGCATACCCAATCGCAGCGGTACGGGTCTGTAACCACTGATCTTCCGAGATCGCCATTGCGGTTGTCTGGGCGGTGATGGATTGCGTCAGGAACGCGGTAGATTCTGCGGCGTCCAGAGCAAATGCGCTGTAATTGCTCCACCCTGTTGCAATTTCATCGATCATCTGGACGGCCTGATCTCCTGTGATCAGGTTCTGATCCAGCATGTCGAAGACCTCCTGTGTCGCACCCATCGCTGCACCGAGGTCGAATCCCTCTTCATTCGCGTGGGAGTACAGGTCCTTGAGGTCCTGGTTGATCGCCTGGACTTCCTTCTGGGTCAGTTGCAGCGAGCTCGCATAGGCCGTCTGGATTGCCGTCAGTTCATTCAGCGACAGGAATGCGTTGCCGTTACCGAACGATGATTCGAGCCACGCCTGATCTACCTCGTTCAGCCCTTCGAGCATGGAGATCGGAATCAGTTCGGCATCGTTGTCGCCGGTGTAGACCGCCTTCAATTGCTGCATGGCCGTGGTCACGGCGTTCAGGACCTGGACGTTCTTCTGGCCCTCTTTGTTGAGCGCGTCGAACTGCTGGAACTGCGTCTGCAACCCCTGCCGGAGTGTGACATTGTCAATCGACGCGGCCAGTGCGGTGTAGGTGTTGGCAAGGGTGACGGCTGCCTGTTCGGCAAGTTCCTGCGACGCGACCGTATCCTCGTTCGCGTTGACCATCCGGCCAAGCATCGCGACGACACCGAGTCCGGCAACTGCCAACCCGGCGGGACCGAGCCATGCGGAGCCAAGTAACGCAGAACCAACCGCAGACCCACGAGCCGCCGTCCCGACCGCCCGGAATGCGTCAATAGCCGGACCGGCGGCAGTTGCTGTAGCAGACAGGGCGATGATCACGCCCGCGTAATCGTTGGTGAACGATCCGACCGATTCGAGCGTGTTCTCGATGGTGTTGGCAATGCGGTCGTACGATGCCGCTGTCGTGTCCGCGTACGCTTCAGCCTGTCCCGCGTAGCGCGATTGCAGCGACGCCAGGACCTCTTCTTTGGACATCGTCGCATCGACGGCGATACCCATCCGAAGCAACGACTGATACCGGCCTGTCTCCGCCGCGATCACGATCCGGGTGGCGTCGGCAAGGCTGATCTGTCGCGCGCGGGCGATGTCCTGCGCGATAGCCAATCCCTCAAATGCGGACTCAGCGTCCTGTGTTACGTCAACAAGGGCGGCAATAGAATCCTGTACGTCCTCATCGTCAAATGCCAGAGACAGTCCGGTATCCCGCAGCCGGTCAAGCTGCATCTGGTAGTCCTCGACCGCCATTCCTGCATTCGTGAATGAAGTTGCGAGTCGAGCGTTGCTGGCTTCCGCTTCTGCGGCAACACGGGACGATACCAGCGCGACCGTGCCCAACGCGAGACCGGCAGCCTGAGCCGCGTCCGTCCATGCCTTCATGGACTTGGACGACTTGGTCCCGGCGGCGTCGACCTTGTTGCCCATCAGTTCGGCATTGCGACCGATGGCAACGAACGTCTGACTCGCCCCGTCCTTGGCTGTGATGTTTACCCTGACGTCGTTAGCCATTACCGTCGCGCCTTTGCTCTCTGTTCGGCTTCGTGTTGCTGCCTACGGTTCTCGCGATGCCGTTCGACAATCGGGCCATAAACCGCGTAGTAGGTGTTTGACGCCTCTACCAGTTCGTTCCTGAACGCAAGATCGGCCTCAAGCCATTCCTCTGGCTTGAGTGGCGACAGGTCACAGTTCAACGCCACGTTCAGGACCCACGGATACGGCGGGGCTTTGGCTGGCTCTCCGTGCTTTGGCTCTCCGAAGGTGTCTCGGTTGGCTCGCCATCGGGCGTACTCTTCGATGGCGAGGTTGAGTCTTTTGGGTCATCGCCGCCCGGACTCCACGACACCGAACTCAAGAGCTTGCCGTGAATCCACGCCAGTTCGTCGGCCCCGAGTACCCGCAGAATCTCCGGATGGTCACACGGGAACGGCAGTTCCTGTTCTTCCAGCCTGACGATCTCCCGTTCGGGCATCGTGTCGGTAGCGGGCAGCGTCTCGGTAATCTCGACCAGCCCGACCAGATTCCAGCCAAGAATGTATGGAGCCATGACCGCGTTCTGGTCGACCTGGAATCGGTTGCCGAGCAATGCCCGTATCTCCGATCCCGTCCTGACCTGTTTGACCTCGACCCAGAGCCCCGCGAACGGGGTCTCCGGGTCACCTTCGTAACGAATCGTCTGCACCGGGTAGCGATACCCCAACAGTTGCCTCCTTTAGGCTGGGACGGTCTGGACCGTGCTCTTCGAGAACCAGGTGCTCGTCGATCCATCGGTGTCGTTGTAGTAGGCATAGGCGTCGAAGTTGACGATCCGGTTGCCCTCACGTTCGTTGTTGGGGTTCATGCTGTTCCAGAACACAGACGGTAGGCGGATGCCCACCTCGTGGGTCGTGCCCGCACCAGAATCAATCACTGGCCCGTTGGTGTTCTTCAGAAGCACGGATCGCTCTTCCGGGGTGTTTGCCTCGAAGTAGCGGTATTCGTTCCAGTCGTCCCACTCCATGACACCGGTCAACGTGACTACACGATTGCCGTATCCACGCTTGGGTGAGTTCTTGCCAATGTCAGACAGGAACTTCTTCGACCGGATGTTATTCAGCAAGGACACCGAGAACGAAATCAGCTTGCCCGGAATCTCGTAGCCCGCGTCCTCAATGTCCGCCAGTGCGTCCGCGATGTAGATCTTGGTGCCTTCAGTCGGGATGTAGTTGAGATCGCGATCAGCGACACCCGCGGTCATCAGCGGCATGATCTCGATGGTGTTGCTGCTGGCAATTGCCTGCGTCAGGGTCCGGTCGAATGTCAGCGTTGTGGTGGTGTTGCTGACAACCTGGACGACCTGGCCAAGATTCTCATCGTGTCCGGCAGTGACCCGGACAAACTTACCCTGCTCGCTGTTCGATGTGAACGGCGCACCTGAGTCGACGAATGTCGAAGTTGACCCACCGGTTGCAGTGAACGCCACTGGTGTTCGGGTGACGTCCTGTGTGACGATCAGGTTCCCGGAAAACGTCCAGTGTCCATCGGTGTTGCCAACATCAGCACCGATAGTGATCTCATCGAACTGCAACCCGGTGGCACGGCGCGGGATTCCCTCAAATCCGTGTTCAGCGCTGAACGTGCTTGGAACCACGCTGCTTGGCTCATAGGTATGGGTGTACCCGGGTGTGCTCTCGCTGTCCGAGACACCTGATGGTGCCGGGTGAATGGCGTACTGGAGATACTCCGGGAATGTCTCGAATGCAAGTTCATCTGCGTAGGTTCCGCTGAACGTTGGTGCCATGAACTTCGCATTGCGCATTCCGTCACGAGAGCGACGACGCTCCGGCTTGGTGCTGAGTCGCGGTCCGCGTGCAATCGACAGGTCGCCATACCAGCGAGCCGTGGGCGTGGCAAACGTTGCCGTCGCTGTCTCTCGACCGACTAGCGTTTGCAGGAGGCTTGTCTCGTTCTGAATGCTGCTGTTGAGTCCGTTCGGATTCATCGGTCGCTCCTATCTATGCGCCAGAAGGCTTGTCATCAGACTTCGGTTTTTCGTCCTTCGGCTCTTCGACCGCCTTGTAGAACGCGGACTCGCGGACGTTGACCTTCTCAATCGGGCCAAGTCGCTCGAACTGCGCGTGGGTCAAATCACGCTTGGGCACACCTCCGAAGAACTCCCCGGCCTTGCCCACGTACTTGAATGCGATGCTGTCTGGTTTGCTCACGATGAGAACCCTCCTACGCGGGTGATGGTGAGAACGGTGTGTATGACCGTGCCGACGTATTCCGTATCGCCCATGACAATCGGGCCGAACGCGCGGTCCTCTTCGGTGCTGAACGCCGGTTCGGCGTATTCGATGGTCCGGTCCAGCAGATTGCCGAGATGCCCGTTGGCGTCCAGTTCCGCGATGATCAACTCAGGGAACGGCCAGACAGCGGGCAGCGAGTCCTCGATGTTCACGCCACGCGGCTCGACCAGGACCCACAGGTCCACTGGCCACTTGATCGCGCGGGTGGTCAGCCTGGACAGCGGAGCCGTGGCCGGTCCCACCATGAACACGACGGCTGGCAATTGCGCGCCCTTCGGTTCGGCCTGGGGGACTTTGTCGTAGACGGTCTCGATACCGGACACGCCTTCGATCACGGTCTTGAGTGCGGTCAATGCGTCGCCGATCGCGCTCATTGCAGCGCCTCAACCTTCTGGGCGATGCGTGCCGCTGCCCGGTTGTGCTCGGTGACGATGCGTGGCCGCGATTCGCGCAGACCGCGTTCTGCGTACTTGGTTCCGGCTGCCGGGCCCACGCTCTTCGCGAAGATCACGTCGCCGCCGATCTTGAACCGCAACGCCTTGGCGTTCTTGACGACTACCGGGCCACGTCCATCGTGGTGCACCTTCGCGTACGGGAACCCGGTATCGCTCTTGGCGTCCCATTGCACGCCGGTCGTGAAGGTAAATCCGGCCTTCTGGGTATCGAGCACCTTCGCGCTCTGGCCCAGCCGCCCGGTTGAGTTCTTGCTCTTGTTGCCGATGCGCTTGTTGGCCGCAGCCCGGACGATCTCGCCCGACTTCTGGCCAGCGGTGAGCAGTTCGTTGGACACGATCCGGCCAACGCGGGGAGACTTGAATGTCTCGCCCAGACGTTTGATCTCGGTAACGTCAATGTCGAACGTGTCGCTCACTCGTCGCCTCGAATCGCGCAATACGCGCTGGTAATCGGGCCGTTGTTGCCGCGCAACTCGACCCGCCTGATCTGTACCTGCCGCCCGTCGAACACCAGCACGTCGTTGCGGACAACTGGCGGATTGATCACGCCGTCGAAGAACACCTGGAATCCCGGACGCCCGCTCAGGTCAACGTCCAGCGTGGCCGCGTCCTCGGTCGACAGTTCCTGCCAATGGACCGCGACCATCTCCGGCGGGACGCTGGCAACCGCGCCGGACCCGTCCACAAATCGCCGAACCTCCGCCACGCCAGCGGTTCCGCCCTTGAACGGGCGCAACTGCCGCGCGAACTCGCCCCGCAACGTCTCCATGAATCCCAGGGTCATAGGTCAGACTCCGGGGTGGGGACGTTCCAGGACGGATCGCCCATGCGCCGCGTGAACGCCGGGTCGAGCCGTGAGACCGCGCCACTGGCCGTGAACGCGCCCGCCGGACTGACGGCGGCCATCTGGTCGCGTTGCAGGTCGGCAAGCAACTGCCGGTAGTGGGTGGCGAGTTGCGACATGGACGCGGATGCGTTGCCTTCGCTCGCGTCAACCGCGCGGCTGAACCGGGCAATGAGCGCCTTGCAGAGCGCAACGGACGCGCCGATCGTGCTGCCCGCCAACGTGTACTGCACCGCGATCTCCTGATCCGCAAACAGGGGAGCACCGACGGTCATATCGGTGTCCCCAATCTGGAAGCGGATGGCGTCCTTCGGATCGTCGAAGTCGGCGTTGTACGTGTAGTCGAGCGGCATCAGGTCACTCCTATGCCGCTGCCTCGGTGGCTGATTCGGTGCCCGCCGTCGCGTAGTTGGAGCAAATCCAGCGGGTGGCCGATACGCAGCGGCAGACCACCACGACGTTCGCGCCAATCGCAGACTCAGCACCCGCGCCCGTTCCGCCGTTGATCGCAATCGTGGCCGGGTCGCTGGATCGCAACTCGTAGCCCGTGGCTCCGTTGACGATGGTCACCACCTTGCCCACAACCGGAGCTGGAAGGGTGATGACGTGCGCGGCGTTTGCGGATGTGACCACAACGTGATCGGTGCCCGCTGAGATGACGCCCGTTCCGCCACCTGGATCGGCGACGGCGGTTCGCGCTTCGGATACGGGGGTGATGCCCGCTGTCAGCGATACCGCGCCCGTGAGCGTGGTTGCGCCGTCGACGGTGAGTGTGCCGAGGGAATGAACACCCCCGGCAGCAACGGCACCTTTAGAGAGAAGGTTCTCGTAGGCCATCAGATCACTCCTAGCTGGTAGCGACTGCGGTCAGGAACTTGCCGAGCGCGGTGCTGGTGATGACCATGTCGTAGGCAAACTGCATCTCATACCGAACCGACCGCAGGTGCGGCATTTCGATCCGGTAGACGTTCGGAGCAGCCGCGCCGAAGGGCGAGTTGTCGAGACCGGTCCAGGCGAAAATCTTCGCGGCGGTCGCGGTCTTCATTCCTGCGGCAGGTTCAACCCGACCGATCCACATGGCGTCGTCGAAGATCACGCCTTTGGTCAGGGTCTGCCCCTTGACGCTGGTGGCCTTGATGCCGCGTGCCACAAGCACCCGGTCGACCTCAAGAAGGGCAGCGGCCATCGCAGTTGTGATCACGCGGCCATCGGTGTACTTGAGTTGGTCAATGACGGCACCGTTGCGCTTGAACGCCCGCCATGCCTCCATGCCGAAAACGACGGTGTTGCCACGCTTGCCTGTCGCCGCAAGGATTGCGTCGTTGTAGAAGTCAACGGTGGCCATCGGATCAGACCCGGACGCCGTGAACTGGAGGAACTGGTTAGTCGTTGCGCTGGACGCAACACCAGTCTGGTTAGTTCCCCAGAGTCCTGATGCAATGATCTGCGTGAACACCTGCTGCTCGACGTGCTGACGCCAGTTTTCAATAAGCACGTCGACGATCGCCGCCTCAGTGTTGAAATCGGCGTTGGCGACCAGTTGGTCGCTCTCGTCGATGTGGGCCGCATACACGTTGCACTCGTACGACGTGTTGCTGATCGACCATTCGATACCTGCGGACTCGGTGCCCGGTGGGCGCACCTGGAAGCCGTCGCGTAAATAATCGCCCGGTTCCCAGATCCAGTACTTGTCGGTCTGCTTGGATACCGGGATGATCGGGAAGATGGTCGACCCGATGTAGTTGCTTGGGTCGTTCATCAACCCAACCGCGTAGTTGGTCAGCGCCTCATCAATATGAACGGCTGACGGCAGCGGATTAGCCATGTCTCGTTACCTCTCTGCTATGCGCCACGCGCCGCGTGACCGAGCAGGACGTCGACAATGTCGCCCGCCGCTGCGTCCCGGAGTGCCGTTCCGACGATGTACTTGGTGGTGTCTGTGCCGGGCGCGTACGCAACGGCCTCGCCGTCGTCTGCTGACCCGACGGTCGGGTTTGAGCTGACGTCGATGGACCCGCCCGCCTTCCAGAACGAAACACCCGAGACCATCACCTCGGCCGCCTCCCCGGTGTACGGGGCGTTCTGAAGGATGCCGATCACCTTGTCGGTAACAGCGGATACCGCTGCCACCGTGCCGGACTCGCTCAACTTGACGGCGGTGTACTGCTTGGTGGTCAGATCGCCCCCGGCAACCAGGCCGGGAAGCTTCAAACCTGGAACCTCAAATGGTTCAGCCATGTCTACTCTCCCCTACGCCTGTGTTTCGGCGCGGTATTCGCGGTACAGGTTGGCGTCCGCCTTGCACGCCTCACTGAACGCCTGCGGCTGGGTCAACTTCGGGTTGGCTTCCATCAGCGCGGCAGCCTTCGCGTTCAACTTGGCCTTGGCACTCGCCTCACCAATCGCGTCGGTGCCCCGCTCGCTGAAGTTCAGGTTCTTCGTGCGGGCGTCACGTTCTGCCTGGGCTCGCTTGATATAGCCCTCGTGCAGTTCGACCGGCAGCGCCTTCAGTTCGGCGATGCGGCCCGGTACGTCGGTGCATCCCTTGAGGGCTTCGTTGAACTTCTCTTCTTGGCGTTCGTCACGGAGCGACTTGATTTCGTCGGCGAGTTTTCCGACCTGCTCCTGCGACTCAGTGAACTTCTTCTCGAACTCGTTGGCGCGGCTCTCTGCCATAGCCAACTGCTCACCGAACTTCGACGCGACAATATCCGCGCCCTCTTTCTCGCCTGGCTTCTGGTTTGTTTCAGCCATGCCTGTTCCTTTCGTTGCTGTTTCACACGCTGCAATTAGTGGCCGAAGCGCGGCCTCCTTGAAGAACGGCCTCGACGTGAGCGCCAGTCCAATCAAGACGTGTTCATGTTTGGTGGGGTTGATCGGGTCGGTACTGTAATCAGTCCAACTCGAAAGAATGGTGGGGCTGACGTACTTGACCCGATCAGACTCGATCAGCCGCTTGCCAACATCCGTGGCTTCCACTCGAACGTCAGTTGACCCATCTGCATTGACTCTCAGTTCACGGAGGTATCCACCGGTTCCACTTGAGCCAATGTCGTGGTCCGTATCAACCGGAATGTGAGTCTGGTAGACATGAGCGTTGAAGTTCTCAATGATTTGGTCCCGGACGGACTCGGACATGTCCACTTCGCCGTAAGTGGGGTGTTCATAAACTCCCGGCTTCGGTAGACATGGCCACCACTCCGGAACATCGGCGAATGCGATTTCGCTAAACAGTCGGGGCGTTCCGTGATCACTCGCGGCAATGACCACCGCAGCATTGGCGGTGTCGTCGATACGCGCATAGGTCGAAAGGTTTATCAGCGCCTCACGACCGGCATATACACACTTGATCGAATCCACTGTCACGACGGTCTCAGGGATGCCGATCTCAGGCAGTACCGATCCAGTCGGGATATAGCCGAGCGTGATATGTGGAACCCATCCATTGACCTCCGAAACGGCAACGGTTCCGTCCCACGTATTCAGGGCGTTCACTAGCCCAGACCGGAGCGATTCGAGCTTCGGGATGGTCGGGATAGCGAAGACAGGATCGCCGTTCGCGCCATCGCCGTAGAACCGACCGTAGCCCGTAATGGATCCGGTAAGCGGCTCGTGCATCTGGCCGATGTCAGCCAAACGCGCAACGATCTGCGCCATGACGGTTTCGTCTATGGTCTGTTCGCCAAAATCAGCCATCACCATCGTGATGTGCGGCTCATAGCCTGGATCGTCACCAACTGTTGGCAAGACACCAGAGAGCGAAGGCAGGGGGACACCGATCCACAGGTAGCCCGGTGCGATCTCCGCGAACTGCTTGGTTGTCTCAGGGGTGCTGGTCATCCGGAACCTCAGACAGGCATGTACCTGGAGGTTCGTGACCTTCGCTATGCGGACACTAGCACACGTGTATCAATCGCGCAACTCTGTCCCCGTTTGGGGATAATCGTCGCCGGTCGGTGGTAGGTTCGGTGGTGATTCGGAGAGATCGACCGTAAACATCTTCCCGCAGCGCGGTCGGCGACATTTGATCTCTATCTCGCCGGTCGCGCGCTCGCTCACCAGGTAGCCTTCCAGTTGCCCACAATGCGGACAGCGAACGGCCGGACGCTGACGGATGGCGGTGGTCACAGCGACTCCGGTTCGCGCACCGGTCGGGTGCCGACGCGCTCATCTGCCGTCATGCCCCGACGCCGGACCTCGACGCGATCCCATTCGTTCCCACGCGCCGCGCAGTCCTCGCAGACATTGCCGTCGCGCTCCGTGACCCACGTGGCGTAGGTGACGGCGTAATCGCCCTCGAAGACGTTCTCGATACTCCAACTGCACCGGCAACGCATCATGCACTGTGTATCTCCGTCGCCCGGAAAGTACGGCAGGTCCAGCGACCAATCGTCGGCGCTGGTTTCCTCGTAGGTGGTCACGGCGGACTCCTGGTACATGCCCGCGCGATTCTTCATCTCGTCGGGCGTCATGGTCCCGGCCAGCACGTCGGCGAGAAACTGATCGGCGTACACGGCCTGCATCCTGAGCGCATCGTACAGGCTGCGGGTAGCGGTGGGCAGTTGCGCGAACCGCGCGGACCCGCCCGCTCCCAGAATGGCGAGCGCGGCGTGCGTCTCCGCTGTGAGTGCCCGGAACGCCTGTGCGAATTGTTGGTACGTGATCAGCCGGTCAATGTACTGCTGGACTACCTGGAACGCGGCCTGACGTCGCGCCTCAAGGAACGCATCGCGCACCGTGACCATATCCGCCGCCGTCATCACCTTGCCGGTGCGGGCGTTGCGGAAGGTGTGGGATGTCACGTCGTACACCCACGAATCCACTACGCCACTACCTCCGCGTCAGCCAACCCGCCCAACTCCGGCGGCAGCATCTTGCGCAGCGTTTCCGCGCCGCGCGCCAACAGGTCATAGGTCAACGGCTCGGTGAACCGCTGGTCGTTCCGGTCTTCGGTGTCGTCCTCCATCGGCGCACCGTTTTGTGCAATAGCACCCTGCACGATTTGCGGCGGTTCGGGTTTCTCGACCGGCGTGATGCCGCCCTCCGGGATCGGGATGCCCAGCAGTTCGTAGGCGAACACGCCGATCTCTTCCGCGCGCGGGTCGATCATGTCCGCACCGGCCAACTGCGTCAGCGCCGTGGCGAAGATCGCGATGTCCTTCTTGCGGATGCGCTCAAACTCAAGCGTCGGGGCGTATTCCTCCGGCCACCCGTTGGCGATCACCAGCCGCTTGATCGCCTGCTGGTTGATCGCGTCGGCGATGGAGTCCAGGATCGATTGCACGAACGATGCGAAGGCGTCGGATTTGGAAACGCCCAGCGCGTACGATCCCCCGCCCTCGTCGCCCAGCATCAGCCAGTCTGCCAGCAGCGAACGCATCATCTCGCGCTTGTACCGGTCGACGATCTTGTCGGTGTCGATTGAGCGCGTGCCCGACGTGCTGACCAGCGAGAAGTCGTATTCGGCGTTGCCGTTCTGGTCAACGGTGGACGGCAACAGA